CAACGTCCTACAACGGATGGCCCGCCAGTCCGACCCTCCCCCTTCGTGCACTGGTGGTGGGGACGGAGTCATTCGTGCCCGGCATCCTCGACGACGACGACGTCTACACCGTGATGCAGTACGTGGCCGAGCAGATGGACGCGCGCGTTGAGCGCGTCTGGGCTCCGGGCTGGCACGAGATGGACGACTGGGGATTCAACTACCGCGAGACTCGTGGCGAGGACACGATGTCCTGTCACGCGAGCGGCACGGCGATCGACTACAACGCGACCCGGCACCCCCGCCTGACTGCCGCGTCCCGCACTTTCACCGCCGCGCAGATCGCGGAGATCAGGAAGATCGTCGCCGAGGCCGGAGTGATCCGGTGGGGCGGCGAATGGGAGAGCGTCCCTGACCCGATGCACTTCGAGATCATGGGCACCCGAGCCGAGGTGGCCGCAGCGGCTGCCCGTATCCGAGAGATGAAGGAAGAGGACATGAAGCCCGAGGACTTCCAGACCATCCGTGAGATCGTGCGCGAGGAGATCGACGCGCAGTTCGCGCAGCAGGTCGAGGTGAAGACTGCCACCGGCAAGCGGCGCATCTCGTACACGCAACTCCTGAAGGAGTTGTGGCAGAAGATGAACCAGCACACCTGAGAGGGAGATCATGAACACCACGAACCTGATCGACGCCGCGAAGTCTGCGTTCCGAGTCTGGGTCATCACGACCATCGGCCTGTTCCTGCCCGGCATGCTGGGCTGGATTCAGGAGGTGACGGAGTGGGCGAACCAGAAGGGCGCACCCGCGTTCCCTGACCCGAGCAACCTCGCGTACCTGTTCGTCGCCGCCCTGACCGCAGCCTTCCCGGCTGCCGTCGCTGGCCTCGTGCGGCTGCTGGAGAACTGGACCGGACGTTCTCTCGTCGGTCCGCGTGCCGCTGGTCCGGAGGTACCTCCCGTGCCTGCGGACAACCCGCCTGTCGCGTAACCCCCACCGCAGCCCCCCGCGTTTTTAGTGACTAAACGCGGGGGGCTGCGGCACACTGGCCATGAACCACCTCTACCGGCGAGGAGCCATGATGAGCAACGAGACACACGCGGTCCTCACGGGACCGATCACCGGGACCGTCACCACGGAGGACGGGACCGAGATCGACGTGAGCGCGGCGTACGCGCTGGTCGACTCACTGGAGAAGGCGCAGGAGGTGGCCTTCCTGATCGGTGAGCGATACGCCGAGGAGGGTCACCCCGACGACGTGGAGAAGGACAGCAACGGCAACCTCGTGCAGCGTCCCTTCGAGCACAAGGTCGACAAGAAGTTCGCGAAGCACCCGGGCCGCCACAAGGGCAAGCCCGCTGGCACCGCTCGGAAGGGCTGACCCTCATGGCACTCGCATCCCCCACTGCTACGAACCAAGCGCTCGACGGCCTCTCTGGTGGCGCTACCAACCTGCTGGCCTTCGTCAGCCTGCACACCGCAACCACCTCGACGACCGGTGCCGCTGAGGCCACCGGCGGTGGCTACGCCCGGCAGGCAATGACGTGGAACGCCGCGTCCGGTGGCACGAAGACCAACTCGGGCACCGCCTCCTTCACCACCACGGGCTCGACAGCAAACACCCACATGGGCACGTGGTCGGCGTCAACCGCTGGCACCTTCGGCATCGGCATGACGATGTCCTCGGTGACCGCTGTGACGATCACGGTCGCAGCGGGCGCGCTGTCGCTCGGGGCGTCGTAGTCACATGGCCGTCACTGCCTCTGTGTACGGCCCGGCTCTGACCTCGCTGTTCAACGCAGAGTTCGACTTCGACACGCACACGATCAAGGTGCTGCTGCTGACCTCTGCCTACACCCCGAACACGGACACTCACCGCTACCGCTCGTCCTTGACGAACGAGGTCACGGGCACCGGCTACACGGCAGGTGGGGCGACTCTGACCTCACCCACCCTCACGTACAACAGCAGCACGGACACGCTCACACTGGACGCGGCGGACGTTTCGTGGAACCCGTCCACGCTGGTGGCCCGGTACGCAGTGATCTACCGGGACACGGGCACCGCCGCGACCTCCCCCCTGCTGGTGCTGATCGACTTCGGAGCAGACGTGCCCTCCTCGACCGGCCCGTTCGAGTTGAACTGGGACGCCGCAGGCATCATCACCGCTAGTCGGACGTGACCCTCCATGCCGCCCATTGAGGTGCGAGGCGCTCGCAAGAAGGACCGCACCACCGTCGAGGGTGGCGGTACGGTGCCCGGTTGGCTGAAGACACCCTCCAATGTGGGGCTAGCCTCCAAGGGCCTGACGACCGGTGACCTGTCCGTCTACTCGGGGCTGCCCGCGTGGGGTGGTCTGAACGCCAACATCACCGGCACTCACACCCGCCGTCGGTTCAACCTCTCCACCGTCCTCGCTCCCGGCAGCAATGCCGTGTTCAACGAGTGCCACATCGAGGCCGCGTTCGGCCCGATCCAGATATCCGGGTCGAACGTGCAGTTCAACGACTGCGACATCATCATCACCGGCAGTGGTGGGTCGGAGCGTGTGTCCATCAATGCCAACCCCTACTACGGGGCAGCCGGGACGGTGACCATCAACAACTGCCGCTTCACCGGCGGAACCCTGTTCATCAATGTCACCGGCCTTGGGGCCAATGTCGTCGACTGCTACGGCTACGGTCAGGACCCCGACAACAATGGCGGGGCGCAGCACCGTGACGGGTTCACCACCCGTGCCGATGGCGGCACTATCTACCTGACGCGATGCCGGTTCGACTGCAACCAAGGCTCCACGACGGGTGCGTTCTTCACGCAGGACACCTATCAGGGCAATCAGGCGTCGCGGGCGCTGAACGACCCGATCATCCTCACCGACTGCATGTTCGAGGGCTCCGGCTACTGCATGACCCTCGAAGACTGCAAGGACCTGCGGGTCACCAACTGCCGTACCCGCTCGTACGGCGCGTACGCCTACGCTGGCGTCACCGCCAACAGTCGTGTCGTCACCACGACGTGGACGGGGAACTACAACTGGGCCAACACGCCGCCCGACTATCAGGGCACCATCCTGAACGAGCCGTAGGAGGCATCGTGGCGGCACCAAACCTCGTTGCTGACTACGAGACAACCTTCTCGCAGGTTGCGCACAACTCGACCAAGACGACGGCCTCGTTCAACGCGGCGGCGGGCGACGTGCTCGTGTGTGTCGGCATCACGGAGAACGCCGACACGACGATCCCGGGCAACTCGCACAACATGGCGACTCCGACGAACACGCAGGGCGCGGAGACGTGGACGCTGCGGCAGGACGTGCAGGTCACGGACTACTGCCGCGTGCTGATCTGGACTGCGGTCATGTCGGGCGCGAAGACAGGGATGACCGTCTCCGCAGTTGGCACGAAGGGCTCCGGCTCCACCGCCGTGGGCTTCGGGTTCACCGTCGTCCACTGGACCGCCACGTCGGGCGTCGGGGCGAGCAACAAGACGAACGCCTCGTCGGGTGCACCGTCACTGAGCCTGACGACTGGGGCCGCCGACTCGGCCATCACTGTCGGGATTGGGGACTGGAACGCCATCGACGGCGCCTCGCGGACGTGGCGCACCGTGAACGGCGCTACGTCGAGCGAGCGAACCTACTTCCGCAACTCCGCGCAGATGACCGTCTACGTCGGTGCCGACCTCAACGCGGGCACGGCGGGCGCGAAGACGGCAGGGCTGTCCGCGCCGTCCGGGCAGAAGTACAGCATCGCGGCAGTTGAGATTCTCGGCATCTCGGGCGGCACGAGCGCGAGTGGAACTGGGTCCCTGACCCTTTCGGGCACGGCAACTGCTCCGGGCACAGCCTCGCCCAGTGGATCGGTGACGCTGACCGGCACGGCGGGGACGCGGACTCCTGTGGGGGCGTCGGGAGCGCTGACACTGGCAGGCACGGCTGCGCCCGCCAGTGGTGCGAGCGCGGCTTCGGCATCAGGGTCACTGACCCTCAGTGGCAGCGCGGGAGCACGGGGTGTCGCGGGGGCGTCCGGCTCCGTGACCCTCACGGGCGCGGCCACCACGCGAGCAACTGGTTCTGCCACAGGAACCCTGACGCTCACGGGCACCGGTGGTACTGGCGTGCGGTTGGCCGTCCCTGTCGCTGTCGTGACGATGGTCGCCGAGGCTCCCACGGTGATCGGTCGCACCGTTGTCAGTGGCGGTGGCCCTGTGGGCATCGTCATCACCGCACTGCCCCCGACCGTCACGGGGTCCACGAGTTCGGCGGCCTCAGCCAGCGGTAGCCTGACACTGTCAGGGATGGCGGTCGGACAGGCTCGTGCGGCAGCCAGCGGGGCTCTCCTCCTCAGTGGGACTGCCGCTGCTCGTGCCGTCGCCTCCGCGTCCGGCTCACTGGCCCTCACCGGCACCACCACCGCGAGCGGTACAGTGTCGGCCTCGGGGTCGCTGACCCTGAGTGGTAGCGGGGCGGCGCGGGGCGCAGGTAGTGCGTCCGGCGCTCTGACCCTGACCGGTATCGCCTCCCTGACCGGCGAGTTCCCGGCTTCGGCGTCTGGGTCGTTGACGCTGACCGGCACCGCTGGGACGGCAGCCCGGGGGACCGCCTCCGGGTCGCTGTCCCTGACGGGCACGGCGAGCATTCTAGTCGCCGGTTCTGCCACAGGAACCCTGACCCTGTCAGGGGTGGCGACGTCCGCCGCGCAGGCCGGTGCCGTCGGCACGCTGACGCTGGGCGGGACCGCCACGATCGGGGGCCAAACGGCCACCTCTGCCACCGGCGTCATCACCCTGACCGGCACCGCTGTCACCCTCCCTGCGGCCCCCGCCTCAGCGGTCGGCTTCATCACCCTGTCCGGCTACGTGTCACTGGTCCCGGCCCCGGACCTGTTCAACCCCACTGGTTCCATCCGAGTGAGCCACGTCCGTGGGACCATCAGGATCAACAGCACCGGTTCGATCCGCCGGGACTACACGAGAGCGAGGATCAGGACATGACGGACTTGGAGATGCGACGGGGCGACTTGAAGCCTGACCTCGTGATCGACCTCGAAGACCGGGGTGTCGTTCTCCCGCTCGTGGCTGCCACCACCGTGTACGTGATCGGGAGCAAGAACGGGGTGATGGCGTTCAAGCGCGCCGCCACCGTTGACCCCGATCAGGCTGTGCGGATGGAGTGGCAGACCGGTGACACCTCGACCCCCGGGACGTTCGTCATCGAGGTCGAAGCGGTGTGGCCCGGAGCGAAGCCGCAGACGATCCGCACGGACAACCGGGTAAGGGTGTTGCCGGACTTGGGGTGACTGGGGTTACCCTAGTTACGTAGGAACGGCACGCGCGACGAGTCCTGCACCACTGAACCCCCCGGTCCCCCGAAGCGCCCGGGGGGTTTGGTGCGTCTAGAGTTCGTGCCACTTCACGCCGTCGGAGTAGAACATCCGAGTCGACTGGCTGTAGCCCAACTCCGGTGACGCCACCCCCGAGAGCACGTACGGGTTCTCCTCCGAGCCGTCCCCGCTGATGGACAGGTCCAGTGTCGGGGTGTCCACCACGGTGACGTACGCGCCAGCGGGGTCCACGGGCGGAGGGGGCTCGATGACCGTGAGGCCGTACGCCTCTCCGAAGTTGGACACCGGTGTGGGGATGGTCAGACCGCTGCCCACGATCATGGAGCCGTTGCCAGCAGCCCCGAGGTCGTAGAGGACGTTGAGCATCATCTGCCGGGCGTTGATGTCGGAGGCGGCACTCCCTCGCAGGTGCAGCGAATCCAGTGCCCAGCCCCACTGGTCCGAGTTGAAGTTCACCACGTAGGCGCTGCCGGACACCAGTGCCATGAAGCGGTGCTGACCGGTGGCGGTCTGGCTGTAGATGGCACCGTTCTCGTCGGAGGCATTGCTGGGCAGGGGGATGTCGTTCTGGGAGAACGGCACCCACTCCAGTTCAGTGGAGGGGTGGGGCTGGTCCCACTCCATGCCGAGGGTGCCAGCCGCGAAGGCGTAGACCTGACCGATCCCGAGACTCTGGATGCCCGGACAGTTGCGCCATGCGGGCGAGGTCTTCATCGCGAAGGGCACGACGACTGCATCGGAGCGGATGCCGTTGGCGATGAACTGGTCCCCGAAGAACTCGTACGACGGCTCGCGCAGGAGCCAGCGGGTGTCCTGCCATGTGCCGGTCCATTCGGCGGAGGTGGTGAACGGCGTACCCGCGCCGCCGGTGCGGATCGCGGACGGACCGTCGAGGGAGTCCTTCTTGCACCACATGTTGCGACCGTTGGTCGTGGACTCGAACGAGCCGTTGGTGAACTTCACTCGCCAGAAGAAGTCGTTGCCTGCGATGTTGACCATGTTGGTCCCGGAATCCAGCAGTTCCTTGGTCTTGTCCATGACCTGCTGGGGGATGTACTCGTTGTGCCCGGTCCACACGATCAGCCCTCGGGCGTCGAGGATGGAGGGGTCGTTCTTGATCTGCTCGATGGTGGTGTAGCCCGCGTTGATCCCCACCGACTCGGACCACTTCACGTACGGGTAGGTGTTGTTGAAGAAGTGCGTCTGCGGGACGTTGTTGAGGGTGATGACCGGCTTGTCGTAGGTCGAGCACAGCGCTCGGGCGTTGGCGCTGCCGATCGCCGTGCTGGCCCCGTAGATGTTGTTGCCGCCGTAGCCGTTGTAGGCCGCGTGCCACGTCGCGTCGCCGGTGACGATCAGGACGTTCTTCTTGTTGTTCTTGTCGGACACGCAGAACAGGACTTGACCGAAGTCGCTGCCGGTGCCGCCCTTCAGGGTCACCGAGTACCACCCGGGGGTGGCGTCGATCGGGATGCTCCACTGCCCGTTGACGGACCACGCCGCACAGGTGACGGCGTTGTTGGAGTTGGCGATCACCGCAGGGGCGGGTTGGGCCGTCGGGGTGCCGGTGATCCCGGTAGCCACTCGCCTGCCGCCTGCGCCCCCGTAGTGCCCGAGCCGGTAGACGTCGAAGGTGAAGGGCAGGTTGTAGTTGACCGACATGGCGAAGTTCTGGCCGGGCAGGTAGTAGGTCGAGCGCCCGAAGGCGGGCATCGACTGGGTGTCGATCCCTTCGAGCCAGTACTCCCAACCGTGAGTCGGGGTGAGCGCGTTCTCCTGCGCCACCGTGAGCGCTCCCGAGGAGGTGGTGGCGGTGATGGTGACGGTGTCCTGCGAGGAGGATGCGCCGTCGTCGTCTGTGACCGTGAGTCCGAAGATGTAGGTGCCAGCGGTGGTGGGCGTGAACGTCCGGTTGGCCCCTGTGCCCGAGAGGGTGACGCTCGGTCCGCTGACCTGCGTCCACGTGTACCCCACCACTGTGCCGTCCGTGTCACTGGACCCGGAGCCGTTGAGGGTGACCGGCGCTCCGGTGTCAACGCTCTGGTCGGGTCCGGCGCTGGCGGTGGGAGGGGTGTTGCCTCCACCGCCGGGGGCGTTGACGGTGACGGTGACGGTGTCGGAGTTGGTGGCCCCGTCGTCGTCCGTGACGGTCAACTGGAAGGTGCGCACCCCGGCGGTCGCGGGAGTGAAGGTCCGGTTGGACCCGGACCCGGACAGGGTGACGGAGGTGCCGCCGGTCTGGGTCCATGAGTAGGTCGAGATGAACCCGTCTGAGTCGGATGAGCCGGAGCCGTTGAGGGTGACGAGCGTCCCGGTGGTGACCGTCTGGTCCGAGCCCGCGTTGGCGGTCGGGGGCGCGTTGCCCGCGACGACGTCGATGAGCGCGTCGTGGCCGTACCACCCAGTGGTCGCCGCGTAGCCGGACGCGGTGCCCTGCCGGAACCACGCGTGGTTGTACCCACCCGAGGTCGGCAGGTTCTCCTCGGAGATGTACCACGTCGACATGTTGATGCTCTGCACCGGGTCTGTGCCGGGGCGGAAGGACGCACCGAAGTGGTAGCGGTCTGGGTTCGAGGTGACGGTGGTCGCGACCGAGAGCATCCGGAACGCGGTCGAGAGGGTGTACGGGGTGGGCCATGTCGCTTCGAGCCAGTGGGCGGTGTTGTCGGTGACCGCGACGGACGCGGTGCGCACGACCGTCGTGCCCCATGTGACATTGGAGCCCGGGGTGCCGAACGCCGGGAGGTCGTTGGCGCCTTCGCGGAGAGTGAACTCGACGGTCTCCCCGGCTTGTCCGGCGGGACACCACCACCGACCCCCGACGCACGAGGCGCCCCGGGCCGGGGACCCGGCAGCGAAGTAGAAGTTGGTGCCCGTTGTGATCGACGGGTCGCCGTCGGTGCCGTACGTCCATGTGCCCGGAGGCGTGGTGCTGCCGAAGAACGAGACGATCGCCACGGGTTCCTACTCTCAGAGGGGGTCCGGCAGGACCACGTACACCTTGTTCGGGAGGGTGCTGGCCGGAGGAAGCGGGGCGGGACCGAAGATCATCTCCAGCCCCGCGTACTCGGGGTAGACCGCGACACCGGCGCCGGGAGGTCCCTGCGGCCCGACGGTGCTGGCGGTCTGCGCCTCCAGCAAGTCGATCCGCTCCTCCAGCGCGAGGATGTAGTCGTTGAGGATCGGTCCCCACTCCGGCTCTAGGTAAGAGGGAAGCCGCTCGCTCGCCATCAGGGAGCCTTCTTGACCTCGCCCACGCCACCGGCACGGACCTTGGCAGCCATCGCCTCGATCTCGGTCGGGTAGGTGGTCGCCTGTCCGTTGGGGGCGACGTAGTTCCACCCGTTGTTGGTGCTACCGCCACAGTTGCAGCCCATCAGTTCTCCTCCTCCAGTTGGGCAGCAAGCGCCGCCATCTCCTTCTTGCGCTCCGTGCGCGCGGCGAGTTCGTGGGAGATGAACTCGGCGATCATCTCAGCGAACTTCTCCATGCCCTCGGGAGCGGCCTGCTGCTCCTCCTCGGCGGGCAGGTAGCCAGCGGCCACGAGGCTGATCTGCTGCCCGTTCTGGATGGAGGCAGCGACACGCGGGGTGTGGAAGCCGCCGGAGTTCACGGCCAGTGCGGCGATCATCTCCAGCGAGTCCGACTGCGGGGCCAGACGCCAGTCACCGGACACGTCCGAGGCGCGCAGGGCTGCGATCTGCTCGGGGGTGGTGCCGGGACGCACCCAGCCGTGTGCCCAGATGCCGAACTGGTCCTCGCCGACAGCGACGTCAGCCACGGCAGCGCAGGTGTTCTCGTAGTGCGCCACAGCGGGCCGCATCCGCAGCCGGTCGGGTGCGTGTGCTCGCTGCTGCTCCGACAGGGCGATGGTGATCGGGCCGGTGTTGACCGGACCCTCGTCGGTGAGCACCTGACCGGTGGCGAAGTGGGCGTAGTTGGTCATGGACCGGGGCGGCAGGACGCACTGGTCGGTGAACTTGCCGTGGCAGGTGTCCCACGTCGCGATGTGCCCGAAGACCTCACCCTCCTTGGTGACGGTGAAGTGGGTCTTCTCCGTGAACTCGGGGTCCTTGAACCACCCGGAAGGAGCCTCGATCTCGCTGGAGCGGGAGGCAACGATGCTGACGGCGGGAGCCATCTCACCATCGCGCTCGGAGAACGGGACGCTGTCACCACGCACGGGGCGTCCCGGCCAGAAGCCGAGGGCGTCGTAGTGGCGGTTGGCGCAGTAGCCCGCGAGGTACTGGGGCTTCACGTACTCGGCGACGGCGAGGCGGCAGCGGTTGAAGTCGCCGGGGGTGCCCCACCCGATCTTCGCGGCACCGGGGCCACGGACCCAGTAGTCGCGGAGGCGGTCAGTGTCCACCGGGTGGGTGAGCCAGCCGGGACCGTCCTCGGTCTTGCCGGGGGCGAGGTCCTTGAAGCCGACGGAGGCGACCAGAGCCTCGTCCTCGCTGTCCACGCCCTCGGTGGCGAGGTCCTCACCTCCGTCGAAGAAGTCGTCGGGGGCGTCGCCGAGCGAGACGTACGCCTCGGCGAAGGCAGGGATGGAGACGATGGAAGCGGAGCAGGCGCGGGACTTCGTGAAGACGATCTCCTCGGCTTCCTCGTCCAACTCGAACTCCACGTCGTCGGCGTCGACACTCACGCCGTACCGACCGAACTCACCGAGCAGGCCCACGACCTCGTCGGCCTCGGCGTTCACGATGAACGAGCCGCCGCCCCTGATCTCGTTGCCGACGCGGGTCAGGCGCTCGATCTTCGCGACCGTGACGGAGCCGTCGTGGCCGTCGGCGGAGGTGCGCTGCCACGTGAGGGGCAGGGGGAGCGGGCGGGTGAGCATGGAACCAGCAGCGAACTTGCGCCCGTCACCGGAGCGGGTGTCCTCGACGGTGATGACGCCGTACCAGTTCACGCTGATGTCCTCGATGGGGGTGTTCACCTCCTCGGGTGCCACCTCGGTGATCTCGTCGTCCATGTCTCCTCCTGCGGTGAGAGCCTCGGGGCCAGTCTGCCCCATCGTGGTCGTCGTAGCGGTGAACTCGTCGGCCATGACGGGCCGGAGCGTGCAGCGGCAGTTGATCCACAACTCGATCGGAGCGCCCGGCCAGCCGGGGTAGGGCATCTCCACGCCGTCCACGTTGAACGGCTCACCCGGGGGACGCTGCTGCCCCGAGGTCTTGGCGTGCGAGGCGCGCACGTTGCTGTCGCCCATGTCGACCCACTCCAGCAGCAGGTCCTCGGGGTCCTCGTTGGTGGCGGCGATGGTGGCCTGTGAGAGCACCCACGTCGCCAGCCAGATGGAGATGTTGTTGACGGTGCGGTCGTCCCGGGGAGCGGTGGTCTGGCGCAGCGACTCCAGCAGTTCCGCCTTCCACCCCGACGGCAGCGGAGGAGCCTCGCCTTCGCCGTCCTCGCGGTAGGCGATCTGGTACTGCTCCTCCACCTCGTCCAGCAGTTCGTCCCAGCCGGAGGTGTCGGTCTGGGTGTCGACCGCCTCCTCCACGATCGGGTGGAGGGCTTCCTCGATCCGGGTCTGTGCAGAGCGGCGGCGGGATGCGAACTCCTCGGTGCTGAACAGCCTCATGACAGGTCAGCCTTGTCCAGCCACGACGCGAGCAGGTCCCGGTTGTGTGGAATCTGGCTGGCGAACAGGGTCTTGCAGTAGGCGTTGAGCATGGCGGTCACCTTCTCCGTGTCGGCGATCCCCTCCAGCACCTGCGGCGCACACGACCATGCGTCGGTGAGGAGGTAGTCGGCATTGCCGTTGACGGGGACGAGGGTGTGCGTCTCGTAGGAGGGGCACGGGGGCTTCGTCCCGTCGTTGCGAAGCCTGTTGCCTGCCCGCTCCAGCGCCCGGAACACCAGACCCTCGGAGGCCGCGAGGAGAGCGGACTGGTCCGGCGGGGCCTCGGGCAGCGGGAGTGGTTCCATGCTGGGGTCGGGCCGGGACTCGCGCGGCTGTGCCTCCGGGAGCGAGAGGGGACCGAGGTCCACCCCCAGTTCCCCGAGCGCCGCGCCCACCTGCTCCGGGGTGGCGGACCCGCTGGCGACCTTCAGGAGCAGCCACTCCTTCCGCTCGTCGGGGGAGGGGAGGTCGTCCTCGCTGAAGCCGTTCTCCTCCAGCAGTCTCTTCGCCGACAGCACCCCGAGGTTGTAGAGGAGGATCGCCTCCTGCGACCGGTCGGGCCGCAGCCGCAGGGCGGAGGTGTCGGGAACGATGAAGTCGTCCTCGCCGGTGACCGGGCGGAGGTACGAGACGGTGATGGAGTTGGCGACCACGTCGAGCATCGGCTCGATGAACAACTTGATCGTGGACTCTTCGATCTGCCACGCCCCCCAGTGGGAGACGCCGTTCGAGGTACCGCCGCCGGTGCCACCGTTGGAGGACATGCCGAGCACCTGCTCGGGCGGGAGGTCCATGCCGAGCGCGAAGCGGTGGATGGCTTCCTGCCGGAGTGCCTTCGACTCGGCGTCGAGGTTCGACCAGAAGTGCATCAACTTCGCCTTGTCGATCGCCTCGGCGGGGGCCGTGACGATGAACGGGACGATGGCCGACGGGGACGAGGGGTCCTCGATCGGCTTGATGAGCGCGTCGGCGAACGAGCGGAGGAACGCCTCGGCCTCGTTCATCTCGACCTGCTGGCCCTCGATCTCGGGGGGCGCGGGGAAGGTCATGGACTGCGGGAGGAACAGGATGCCCGCACCGGCGAGCCGCGACTGAATCTGCGCGAAGACGTGGCGGGTGAGCCACTCGATCTCCGACAGGATCGGCAGCAGCGAACGGAACGGCGAGTCCGCCTCGATGCGCTTGTCGGGGGACGGGAGCCAGATGCGGATGACCACGTCGTCGTCGGTGAGGTCGACGTCCTTGGTGCCGTCGCCGTACTTGATCTTCCAGTTCTTCCCTTGGACCGCCATCTCCATGACGGAGACGACCTCCCACAACTGGTACGCCTCGGTAGGCGGCACGCCTTCCTCTACGTCGGCGGGCTGGACGTCACGGCCCACGATGTAGCACTCGCCTGCGATGGTGAGGTGGGTGCCGATCGCCTTCAACATCTGCGACTGTCCGGCCTTGCCGTTGAACATGTCGTCGAGCATGGTCGCCGACTCCCCGGTGGAGGGGACCTGCTTGCCCTGCCCGTCGTACGTCGCGACGTTCAGCACGGCCCGTGACAGGGCGTGCCCGAAGAAGTTGGCGGCGAACCGCGCCTCGCCACAGATGCCGTAGTGGCGGTAGCACTCCTTCTGCCAGTCCTTGGATGACTGGTAGATGCGTGCGGCCTTGCCTCCGGTGTACCGGACGGCGGAGGCCACGAGCGAGGTGGTCGGGATGACCGCCTCGACCGCTGCTGGCCCTCGTCGATTCGCCATGTCCTACCCCTCAGTCGTCGCCGTCAAAGATCACCATGATGGCCGCGAGGTACGCGGCTCCCAGCCACCCGTTGAACAGCCACCACGTCCAGTGGAAGTCGGCGAGGTACCCCCAGAGTAGAACGAAACCACTCGCCCAGACTGCGAAGCAGTACGGACAGTCGACCAGAATCGACCAGTGGTTGTCCTTCGTGACCTCGTGCCACTTCATCCTGACCCAGATGGAGGGTGGGAAGTGGT